ATTGCAATGATCCTAGCGCTGGCAGTGCTAGACGATTAAGTCGGACATTCCGGCAACGGCAACCGCACGGCCGAAAACGTGCGAGTGAAAGAGAACCATGCCAGTTGAGATTGAAGTTACCCAGCCTGACGGCTCCAGCGAGACACCTGCGCTCGACGAACTGGAGGCCCAGGATACGCGGGCAGCAGAGCCAGAAACGCCAGAACCAGCAGAGGATGCCGAAGACGAGCAGGAGCTGAAGATCACGCTCGGCGGCCAGACGCTGACAGAGCCTGAGCCAGAAGCCGAGAGAGCGCCAGAGTGGGTCCGCGACCTGCGACGGTCTCACCGCGAGCTGCAGCGCAAGGTCCGCGAGTACGAGGTCCGCGAGCAGCAGACGGCCCAGACTCAGAGCGCGGCAATTCCGGCGCTCGGCGCGAAGCCGAAGCTGGAAGACCACGACTACGACACCGACCGCTACGAGGCGGCGCTTGAGTCCTGGTACAAGCAGAAGGACGCTGTAGAGGTCGCCAAGCGCCAACAGCAGCAGCAGGTCGAGGAGCAGCAGCGCACCTGGCAGGCCAAACTCGATGGCTACGCCAAGGCCAAGACCGAACTCAAGGTTCGCGACTACGACGATGCCGAGTCCACGGTGCAGGAGACGCTGAACGTGGTACAGCAGGGCGTGGTGCTACAGGGCGCCGAGAACCCGGCGCTGGTGGTCTACGCGCTGGGCAAGAACCCGAAGAAGGCCAAGGAACTGGCCGCCATCACTGACCCGGTGAAGTTCGCCTTCGCCGTTGCAAAACTGGAGTCGCAGTTGAAAGTCACTTCTACCCGCAAGCCGCCCGCTCCAGAGCGCGGCATTCCGGTCGGCAACGCGCCGATCTCCGGCACCACTGACAGCGTGCTTGAGCGCCTGCGCGTTGACGCAGAGCGCACGGGCGACATGACCAAGGTGATTGCCTACCGTCGCCAGCAGCGAGCCAAGCAGGCATCGGCGCGATGATCGTCGGCCGGCGGGTATTGCACTCGCCGGCTGATATGCTACATTTCGCGCATCATGGTTTCGCCCACCTCACGGGCAGTGCACAGAACACGAGCGGCCGCCCGGCTCTGAAGGGGTGAGTAGCAAAGCGCGGCGCAAGCCGTACCAAGTCACTCATCAATTCTCAGGAGCCACAAATGGCCAACAGTTTTTCCAAGGAAGAGCGCGTAGCGTTCGAGGACATCCTCGAAGGCTTCAACGACGCGCTTGTGCTGTCTCGCAACGTCTCCGTGTACCGCACCGACGGCACGATGATGGAGCGCACCAACAACGTGATCTGGCGCCCTCAGCCCTACATCGCGCAGTCCTACAACGGCATGGACCAGACGCTGAACTTCACCGAGTTCACGCAGTTGTCCGTTCCTTCCACGCTCGGCTTCCAGAAGTCGGTGCCTTGGATCATGGACGCGCTTGAGCTGCGCGACGCTCTGCAGGAAGGCCGCCTCGGCGACGCCGCCAAGCAGAAGCTGGCCTCTGACGTCAACCTCGCCGTCATGAACGTCGCCGCGAACCTGGGTTCGCTGGTGGTGCGCACCACGGCTTCTGCCGGCAGCTACGACGACGTGGCTGCGTGCGACACGATCATGAACGAGCAGGGCGTGCAGATGTTCGACCGCTACCTGGCGCTGTCGAGCCGCGACTACAACGGCATGGCCGGCAATCTGGCTGTAGCGACGCGCTCGTTCGGCAACCAGATCAGCGACGAGGCATATCGTCGCGGATTCGTCGGCACTGTGGCTGGTTTCCAGACATACAAGTTCGACTACGCCAACCGCATCCGCGCAGCCACTGGTGCCGATCCCACGATCGACACCCAGGCCGCAGCCAACAACTACTGGGTGCCGGTGGCCACCAGCGTGGCTGCTACCGGCGAGTCCGCCAACGTGGACAACCGCTTCCAAACCGTGACGGTGACCTCGACTGCCAACCTGTTGGCCGGCGACGCGATCACCATCGACGGCGTGGTGGCTGTGCATCACATCACCAAGCAGTCCACTGGCGAACTCAAGACCTTCCGCGTGGTTCAGGTTCTGACCGGCACCACCTGCGTCATCACCCCGCCGATCATCTCGGCTCAGGGTGGCACGGACGCCGAGTTGCAGTACCAGAACGTCATCGTCACGCCCAGCGCCGCCGCCACGGTGGACCGCCTGAACGTGGATGCCGCTCCGATCAACTGCTTCTGGCAGAAGGACGCGCTGGAACTCCTGCCGGGACGCTACGCAGTGCCTGCTGACGCTGGTGCCGCAGTCATGCGTGCCTCCACCGACCAGGGCATTGAGCTGGTAATGCAGAAGCAGTACGACGTCAACACCATGAAGACCAAGTACCGCCTCGACTGCCTGTTCGGCGTGGTGAACAAGCAACCCGAGATGAGCGGCATCCTGCTCTTCGGGCAGACCCCCTGATGACGCACCGGGCCGGGTAACACCGGCCCGATTCGCAACAGCAATACAAGGAGTTTTTCCGTGACCTATCTCACCATTCCGTCGCAAGGCACAGCAACCGTCACGCTGACCGCAGGTCAGAAGATCACTGTTCAGACGCAGGGCGAAGCCCAGGTCTTCCAGCAGGTCGGTTTCCCCAACTACCCGACGCAGTACGATGCACTGCAGACGGTCATCAACACCACCTACACCTCCGCAGCATTTGCGAACGGCGCCACTATCGTGGTGAACGCTGGTGGTCTTCCAGTGTTCTACGAGGTCGGCACTGACCCGGTGGTCGGCAACAACGGCAACTGGCAGCCCCAGGGCGCTCCGGTCAACATCGCTGACGGCGGTTCAATGGCGGCCACCGCCGCCGCGCTGCTCTCTAGCATCGTGACTGCCACGCCAACTGCCGGCCGCAACGTGCAACTGCCCTCCGTGGCAGATCTGAACGCTGCGACCACTCTGGCTGTGGGCGACTCGTTCGACTGGTCGATCATCACGCTGGCTGCGTTTGCGCTGACCATGACGGCCAACGGCTCGCATACCATCGTGGGCGCTGCTGCCACGGCTGCTACGGCTGGATCTGCCGCTCGGTTCCGTACCCGCAAGGACTCGACAACGTCCTTCATCAGCTACCGCATCAGCTAACGCGGCAAGGCGGGAAAGACACGCGGGCGGTGGTGACAAGCTGCCGCCCGCGTTTTCACATTTGGAGCACATCATGCCGTTGACCAAGGGTTACTCGAAAGCCAGCGTGTCGAAGAACATCTCCAAGGAGATGAAGGCCGGCATGCCGCAGAAGCAGGCCGTGGCCGTGGCATTGAACACCGCACGCACCGCTGCCAAGAAGGCCGGCAAGCCGAGCAAGGGGCCTGGCCCAGCGCCCAAGCGGGGCATGAAATGAAGAAGCCTGTTGGGCTGTACGCCAACATCGCAGCCAAGCGCGAGCGCATCGAGCGTCAAAAGGCTGCGGGCAAGTCGCCTGAGCGCATGCGCAAGCCTGGCGCGAAGGGCGCACCGACAGCAGAGGCCTTCAGAGAATCAGCCAAGACGGCCAAGAAGAAATGACCACGCAGCAGTTCCCCGCGCTTGTTTACCGCAGCCCAGGCCCGCATCGGCACTCGTCTGGCGGTGCGTATCGCTTCGCCCAGGTGAACGACGCCGCCGAGATGGCAGAGATGCTGGCGCAGGGTTACCACACCAACGTCCGCGCCGCTATCGTGGCGTGCGGCGAGCGTGCGTTTAAGCACGGCCTGACCACCATGCAGATGCGCAAGGTGCCTGTCTCAAAGCTGCTGGCACGCCTGCAGGCCACGATGGCAGATGACGCCATTCCGGCAACAGCGCCTGCCGAGCCAGAGCCCGTCGCTGTTCCTGCCGACGACGCGCCGCCGACACGCGAAGAGATGCTGCAGCAGGCGCAAATCCTCGGCATCAAGGCCGACAAGCGCTGGTCTGATGCTACGCTGATGGCCAAGATCAACGAAGCCATGAACCCGATCTGACGGAGCAACCGATGGGATACACCAAGCGGCAGTTCATTCTGGCGGCCTTTGAGGAAATCGGCCTGGCGTCCTACACGTTCGACCTGCAGCCCGAGCAGTTGGAGTCTGCGCGCAAGCGCCTGGACGCCATGATTGCCGACTGGAACGGCAAGGGCATTCGC